TGGAAAGCAAAAACGATAAATTCCGTGAATGGCTTAATCGTGGCATGAGTGTTAAGGAGGCCTATGAACAAATCCATTTGCCGGAAATTCTTAGTGGTGCTATGGGTTACGCATACAATCAAAGCCGACAGGATATCGCCGACACAATGAGGGCTAATGCTAACCGTCCGATTGAAAACGGAACATCACAGCAGCAGGCCTCTAATTACAGCGGAATGTCTTTTGACAAGTTAAATCAAAATCAAATCAAAGAATTATTAAACGCTGCAAGTATGGGCGAAAAAATTGACGAAAATAATTTTATGAAATATTTGTCAAAATAATATGTAATTCGCTCTTACTTTCAGCAGAAAGGGAGCATTATGAATATTATTAAATCATTAAAAAGCGCAAGTATCAGCGCAAAGAAATACAGCGCACAGCTTTTTGCTGACGCGGTACTTAACACAACCGGCGACAGCGATTTGTCACCGGGTATGAAAATCTTTTATGACACCGCATTGCTTCAAAATGTGGGTAGTCAAACATATTTTGCACAGTTTGGCAAGCAGCAGCCATTGCCGAAGCACAGAGGTAAAAAGGCTGAGTGGCGTAAATGGAATACATTTACCGTTTCAACTGTTCCGCTTCAGGAAGGTATTACGCCTACAGGTGACAAGCTCGGACAGACAAGCATTGAAGCGGAAGTTCATCAGTATGGCCGTTATGCTTATGTAACAGATGTACTTAGTCTCACACACCTTGATGATGTAATCGGCGGTGCTACCGAATTATTTGGTGACCTTGCGGCACAGACAATGGATATTGTTACACGTAACTCTGTTATGACTGAGGCTGTTAAGAATGTACTTTTCCCACGTAAGAGCGACGGCACGGCAGTTGCTTCACGTGATAAGCTTGATAAAACTTGTCAGCTTACACCGAGAGTTATCAATAAAGCTGTTGCAATTCTTAAGAAGAATAAAGCACCTAAAATCAACGGCTCATATATTGGTATTATTCATCCGTCTGTTTCTTTCGATTTAAGAGACAGCGACGGTTGGAATGACGCACACAAGTATTCGGCAACAAAAGAAATTTTTAACGGCGAAATCGGTGAGCTTCACGGCGTACGCTTTGTTGAAAGCGATAATGCTAAGGTTTATGCCGATAATTGCCCGGTAGGCTACAGCGTATATTCAACTCTTATTTTCGGTAAGGACGCTTGGGGCGTTGTTAAGCCTGACGGTGCAAGCCTTAAGATGATTGTTAAGCAGGTCGGCTCAAGCGGCGCAAGCGACCCACTCGAACAGAGAGGCTCGGTAGGCTTTAAGTTTTCTACTGCTTCTGCTGTGCTATATCCTACACGACTTCTCAGCATCGAAACTGTTTCGGCAGAGTTTGCAAATGATGATGAAGCTAACTAATAAAGGAGCGTGAATATTATGGCAAAAAGTAAAGCAGCCGCAGAAAATGCGGCGATTGAAGAAACCGCAGTTGTTGAAGAAACAACAGCAAAAACATATACACAGGAAGAGCTTGACGCTATTCTTGCCGAAAAGCTTAAAAAACAGAATGAGACCATAGAGGCCTTGCAGGAAAAGCCTGAATTTATACAGGATAACCCTGAGGGCGAGGAAATGGAAATTATTAAAATTCCTATGTATCTCGGACCTAATGACGACCCAAGGGGTGAATATGTTGCAGTAAACGGCGTGGCAATGTTCGTCCCACGTGGCAAGGTTTGCAAAATCAAGAAGAAATATGCCGACAGACTTAAAATGAGCCTTAATCTCAGAGAGGTTGAGCATTCATATATAAGAGCAAATGAGGGAACTAAAGAGGTAACGCTTTAACTCTTTGTTGTAATTTTAAAGGGCAGGGAGAAATCCTTGCCCTTTGCTATTTGAGGTGAAAGAAATATGAAAACTACAATTGGCGAGGTATTAAGCTATTTTGACAATCAAGTGCCTAATCAGTATTCGGATGAGGAAAAAATCCGGTGGCTAAATGAAATCGAATCACAAATATACAACGATATTATACTAACGCATAAAGATGCGGATAAAATTGCATTTCACGGTTTTACAACCGATACAGATATAAACACACAAATGATAGTAGATTTGGAATACAGTGAACTATATAGATTTTGGCTTGAAAAGAGCGTTCACTATGCTAACGGTGAAATTGACAGAATGAATAACGCTATGACAATGTTTCAAACTTATTATGATAATTATTTTTCTTATTATAATCGTAATCACAGGCCCGTAGGAACGCACGGTTACAGACTTTAGGAGAGTGAAAAAATGAGCAAACTTCCACAATCACTTAACATATATAATGTGGCAAAGGAAAATATTGAAGAATTTAAGGGTATAGACCATAATGAACGCACGCAAAACGGTGCTTGGTATGACATGAAAAATATGACGCTTGACGATTACCCGGTTGCAAGTGTAAGAAATAAGCGCGGCATAGTGAGCAGTAATTATTCTAATACAATTAAAAGCGGCGAAGTGACTTTGAAAACTTCAGTTAATGCAAATGATGCAGTTATTGTTAATGAAAATGTATCGCTGTTGCAAAATTGTACGGCAAATAACAATGACACAAAGATTAGCGGTCAGGTGGTTAGAGATACAAACGATAGCCTCATATCCCTGGGCGAAGAAAGAATTACCGGCACAATAATGAGCAACGAACATTTATTAAGAGAATTTCAGGATAAATGGTGCTTTATCGGCAGAGGTGAGCCTATTTGTAACATAAATGGACGGTGGTACGAATATCGAACATGTGAGTTCGCAGATAATGATGATATTGCATTAGGTGCAGTTGTAACAGTTGGCGATTGGACTTTCCCTATGCTTATAGCAAAAAAAGAAAAAACTATAAAAATATATTACAGTGATGTTTTTTTCGGCGAACAGCCGGATATAAATCGGAAATTTCAAGATTGTACAGTGCTTCAGCAATTTCAGGACAAGCATTATAAAAAATGGTATGTAAGTCAAAACAGCGCTGCTTGGCAGTTAGGAAGTAATGAAGAAGAAATAAAGGCAAAAATATGTGGCAAGGCACAGTATTTAGGTAAGTTTGAAGATTGGAAAAGTGCCGCCCAAGCATTGCTTGATGTATATAATGATGAATCTGAAAAAGAAACAGAACATTATTTTTACACGACAGGTTTAGAAAAAAAACTTGACCATAAAATTCATAAATTTGATGAACCGTATAAGGAAAGTGATTTTGGAAAGATACATTTAGAGCCGTGGTGCTTTCAACATATAGATTACGAATGTCGGTCATATGCCGAAATGCAAATAGTGGATATGTCTGAAAAATTACTTTGTTTATTTGAAAAAGAAAAAAATAAAAGTATAGCAGAAAACGAAGAAGAACTTGTTCCATATGTTCAAAGAATTATAAATAAATATTACGAAGAATACCAAGGCGATTTTATAAAGAAAAAAAATTCGGCTTTTTACTACTATTCTGACAATGAAGGCAAAGTTCATAATGCAAGTGAAAGAGTATATTGGTGTTCGGTTCTTATTAGGTCTAATAATCGTAATATTTGTAAAGCCGTATATTTTGATAACAACGGAAGTTATATTGGCACAAATGATTATATACAACCGCATATATGGGCTATTGAACTTTATTTTAGAAAAGATTGTTTGACTTGGGAAGAATTGACACCGTCTAATTGGGATATTTATGATAAAAAAGTATTGATTGAACTTTCAAGTAATTTTTATGAATGCTTATTAACCGATAGAAATTTAGTTACGATAGCAGAATTTGCAGGATTGAACGGCTGGGGTGCTACTTATATAGATAGGCCTAATGTAAATAAAAATGCTTTTTTAATTAGTTTTTCGCAACTTAAACATGATTGGGTGATTCAGCAACAGAATCACCCAATCAAAACCCAAATAGCAATGACATCAGCGCTCATAGCGAATTTGAATACATTAAAGAATGTTGAAGTATTAAAACAATCAGATTATAACGACAAAAAAGCAATGATAAAATGCGGCACTAAAATCCTTGTAGTTCCTGACGGTGTGATTATTGATACTAAATCCGGCGAAACAAAAAAAATAGCATACAAAGAAACATTTACTTCTAAAAAAGGCGACGGCGTGAACAGCTTCATTTATACCTGCGACGGTGATGAAAATACATTTAATGCAGGCTTTTTTACCCTCAATTCCGCAAGCAATTACAGAATTGTTAACGGTGTTGTACAGAAAAAAGTGAAATTAGCAGATAACAGTGTATTGTGGAGCGACATATCGACATATGTTAATTTTACTTTTTATGACGAAGGTAAATTTGAAAAATTCAGCAAAGGTGACAATGTTGAGGTATCGCTGAAGTTGGGAGAAGGACAGATTACCGATTTAACAAAATTCAAAAAAGGTATGTTTGAATACGATAATGCAACAGGCAGCTTAAAAAGTAACAGTTACAGAATTCAAAAAGTCGGTAATAATTTCATTGATTTATCTGCTGTGTTAATTAACTATGAGGAAAGTGAAAACAGTTGGGTAACAGGGTTCGGTAATTCGGAAAATGAGTATGAAATTACATTTGAAAAGAAGTTTCCTGATGTGCAACCTTTTGGTGCGTTATGCGGTAACAGAGTATGGCTGTGCCAAAAAGACGGCCACGAAATTTACGCTTCCGCACTCGGTGATTATACCAATTATTATGATTATTCAGGGCTTAACAGCGACAGCTGGAGCGCAAATGTAGGTAGTGACGGCGAATTTACAGGAATTGTAAATTATCTCGGGAATATTCTTATCTTCAAAGAAGATACGCTATATATTGTGTACGGTTCGGCACCGAGTGAGTTTTCGTATACGGAAGTGAACAATTTTAAAGGTGTTGAAAAAGGCAGTGAAAGAAGTTTTGCGATTATTGATAATGTGCTGTATTACAAGAGCGTTTACGGAATTATTGCATATGACGGAAGCACAACTGTTATTTCATCGGCACTCAGCAGGGATAAATACAAGAATGCTGTGGCAGGCGCTTGGGGAAATAAATATTACGTTTCAATGCAAAATTGCAAAACAAATAAATATGAGCTGTTTTGTTACGATACCAAGAAGGGTATGTGGACTAAAGAAGCAGAAGACAGAATTATTCGATTTTTAAATGACGGAAACACCCTTTATTATGTTACCGACACACAAGTGAAAATTATTGATGCAGATAATGATTATGAAGTTAAGGAAGATAATGTAAGTTGGAGTGCTGAAACAGGAATATACGGCTATTCCTATCCAAATCAAAAATACATTTCGAGATTACAATTGAGAATGTATTTGGCCCAGGGAGCAAAGGCAAGGATATATATTCAATATAACAGTAACGGTAAATGGCAAAGTTGCGGTAGAGAAATAATCGGGCGAGGAGTGAATTCGTTTGTTTTTCCTATAAGGCCGCGGCGCTGTGACCATATGAAATTGAAAATTGAAGGTGAGGGTGAATGTAAAATTTACTCTCTTACAAAGTGTTTGGAAGTAGGTGGCGAATTATGAAATTACCGATTATAAGTAAAATGAGCGCGGCAGGAAATTTGCCTTATGTAGTTAATTATATTGAACAGCTTGTCGTTAAACTTCAAAAGTATATCGACAGTAACAGGGACAATACAGAAGAAAAAAAGTATGTGACAGATATAACGGTTACGCCACATTTAATCACTGTGAAATTCAGTGATTCAACTACTAAAGAATTTGAAATATAAAAGGGGCGAGATTATGGCAAAGAAAAAAAGCAGCAGCAAAAGCAGCAAAAAGAGCAGCAGCGGCAAAAGTAAGGCTACATATAAAGCTAATACAATTGATGTTACCGGATATAACAATGAGCTTGCGCAGGCGAACAATGAGTTGGCTTCGATAGGGGAATTCAACTACAACGATACATCCGGATATAAGTCGCAAGCTGATAATGCATTTAGCCAGTGGAATGATTTATTTAGCGGACAGGGAAAAGCAAACTTTGACGCTTCACAGCAAAAGCTTCAAACAACGGTTGATGATTTGTTTAATCAAATGATGAATTACGGCGATTTTAGTTACGACCAGGAAAAAGACCAACTTTTTCAAATATATAAACAGCAGTACATGGCAAGCGGTAACAGCGCTATGAAAAATCAGCTTGCCGGCGCTGCCGCAAAAACCGGTGGATACAACAACAGTTATGCGCAGCAATCTGCGCAGCAGGCATACAACAATGTAGTCGGCGGTTTGAGTGATAAGGCTATTGAACTTCGCTCTAACGCTCTTACAAATTGGCAAAACGAGTACAATCAACTTCAGAATAGATATAATCTTGTTAATAATCAAAAGCAAGCTGAAGAAAGCAGTTATTACAATAAATTAAATACCGCAAATAATGCTTACAGCGTATTTAACAATGCTTATAAAGACGATTATAACAATCAATATAGTTTATGGAGCGATAACCGAAATGCTGCACAATCAAGAGTTAACAATGCACAGAGTCAGGTTAATTGGGCTAATGAATACAACAACAATGCAATTGCCACTGCTAATGCTCTTAACGAAACAGCGAGAAATAATAACGCTCTTGAAGCAATCAAGAAAAAAGGCGCAAACGGAAAGTAGGGATAAGTATGGCAATTTCAAATAATACAAAAAACAAATATCAACAATATAACAATCCTTATGTAGAAAGCGAAGCCCAAAAACAGCAGCGTGAAATTGCACAACAGTTAGCATATTCTCAGCCGAATAATGCACCGAATAATTACGCACAGCAAATGCAAGAAATGTATAACAGAGTTGCAAGCAAAGGCGCTTTTTCCTATGACAAAGCAAACGACAAAGCATATCAGCAATATGCCAAAATGTATCAGCAACTCGGCGGTCTGTCTATGGCGGCAACACAGCAGGCGGCAAATGAATTGACTGCCGGTTACGGCTCTACATACTCGCCACAGGTCGCAATGCAAACTGATAATGCATATCAGGCAAATGTAAATAGCGCGCTTCCGTCTTATTACCAAATGGCGCAAAATGAATATGACGCTTTAAGACAAAAGGATTTGACAAATTATGAAGCTGCAATAGAAGGCTATCAAAACGCTGAAAACAGTAATTTGAATAGGAAAAATGCATGGGCGGATATTGTGAATTCGGCAGCAGGCAGGTCAAATCAAGAAAACGCTAATGCTGTTAATAATTATGCTGATAATAAAGATTTTTGGTACAAACAATATTGGAATGAGCAAAATGCTATGAATGACCAAGCCGAAGCGAAAAATGAACGCTATTGGAATAACAATAAGCTCAAAGAAGAAAAGAAAGAAAATAAGCGAGACGAATATTGGGCAATGAATGATGTTAATGTTTCTATCGCCGCCGACAAGGCAGATAGTTACCGTGATAAGAAGGACAACAAGGGTATGAAAGCTTACCTTCAAAATCAGGTGAAAAAAGGCAATATTACTCAGTACCAAGCAGACGGTATTTATAAGCAGTATAAATATACTGCCCCGAAGAGCAGCGGTAGAAGTTCAAGCGGTAGGCGGTCAGGTGGCAGCAGTAAGGGAAGTTCCTATTCATATACTGCTACTGCCGATGATACCAAATCTAATGATAATACTGCCTCAATTCCTAAAGATTTGGATGAAAAGGCGAAGAAAGAGCAGGAAACGCTGAAAATTCCAAACGGTATGTTACAGCAAATCGGAAGTAACTCAACTGATTACGGTAGGGTAAATGTGATTAAATCTTTAAAGGATAAAAAGATAATAAATGATGAACAAGAAGAATGGCTTTTAGACCACTATAATCTTATGTAAGGAGAAAACTATGGCTATTGATTATGAATTGTTGAGAAAAAAAGCTAAAAAGCGTGATGAAGAAAAGCAGAAAAAGGATAATTATGAGTATTCTAAATCAATGTATGAGGGCGCAACAAAAAACCGAGATAATATATCAGCCGGTACATATAAGCTTTATTATGATGATTATAAAAGAAATACCAAAGCGTACGCTAAAGAGCAAAAGAAAAGCATTAACGAAAGCTCCGGCAAGCAGCTGAAATCAGTGTTAAATATGATTAACCCTTTTGACAGCGTTTCAAGTTCGCAGGCTAAAAAGAATTTTCAATCTGCGCAAAAAAGCAAAGAGGAAAAAAGAACAGCATATGACAAGCTTAAAGAAGAATATGAAAGAATCAACGGTGTAGGACAAAAGAAAAACAGTATTCTTTCAAAAATGGAATATGTGACCGATAAGCTTTCAGGCGAAGATACAACTTCTTCAGAGCATAAGGTAGAATCTGCCGATATGCAGAGAAAAAGCAAAAATTCTCAAATGCAATATCTTAAAGAATCAGCTTATTATGAGAAGCAAGATAAAAATAATAAGATTTTGAAAAACAACGAAATAAGCGAACTTGTTGATTTGGCGTATCAAAGCAAACTAAAAGCCGATATTGCCCTTAAAGAATATAATCGTTCCAAGCAAAGCGGACAGGTGGCGTTCGGTGATAATGTTTCAGCCGAAAATTACACAATGTACGATAAATCATATAAATCTGCTGTTAAAGAAATTAAAAAGCGTGGATATGATGCCGAAAGCCTGATTGATACATATTCTTCGAATATGAATAAGCAGGAAACGAAAAAAATAACGGATTCGGCTAAAGAATTTGCCGATAAACACCCGGTTCTTTCAAGAGGTGCATATGTAGCTGCACAAATAGGGCAAGTTGCGGCTGTTCCCGATATGATTCAGCAAGGTGTGAAAAATGCTGTATCAGACGAATACAGGCCTATGGATACAAATACTTCAGGATTTATTGCAACGAATTTTAGAAATGCAGTGCAAGAAGAAAACACGAAAAATTTATATAATTATGTGAAAAAGAAAAGCGGTAATGATACCGCCGGCAAAGTAGTATCATTTTTAGACCAAACCGGATTAAGTGTTGCCGATATGCTATCAATAGCGTATTTGCCCGAACCGGTTACCCTTGGAATAATGAGTTGCGGCGCAGCCGCAAATACTGCGGTTGAAGCAACAGAACGCGGGTTAAGCGCAGACAAGGCTTTATATACTGCTACTGCGGCAGGCATTGCAGAATCACTTTTTGAAAAAATATCACTTGATAAATTTAAGAAATTGCAAGCAACGGGCAGAACAGGTGTATTAAATGCTGTGACTGATGCCCTTAAGCAATCATTTACGGAGGGTTCTGAAGAAGCATTTACAGATATTTCTAACGCAATAACCGACCAAATTATAAACGGTGATATGTCTGAATTATCGCTGAAATATAATAATTATATTAAAGAGGGTGCAACAAAGCAGCAGGCTAAAAGTACGGTTGCAAAAGATTTCGGAATGCAAGTAGGCGAATCGTTCCTCGGTGGCGCACTATCAGGTGCAGTTGTCGGAAGTGTCGGAACTGCAATCAACAAATATGCATTTAACGATGTAAATGCAAGGGAACTCGGCGATGAAGTGAAAAATCAAAATTCAGATGAAATAAAATCACTTATTGATACCGGGCTCGCAAAATCTAAAAAAAGCAAGGCATATAAATATGCCGAAGAATTACAAAGCAAAGCTAAAAAGTATAAAAACAGTAATGCTTATAATAATGTTGATGTTCTTGCCGGGGTTTCAATAAATGACAGCGAAATTGATTATAGCAAGCTTAATGCTAAAAGACTTGGCCAGCTTCAAACAGAGATAGCGAAAGAAGGCTTTAAGGAAAATATTGCAAATGCTGTAAAAGGCGAAGAAAACGAAAGCAGAATCAACAAAGTTATAAATAAAATGATTAACGGATTCGACCTTACTAAATATGACGCAAAATCAATAGCTGACAGCGACAAGGCAATCAATGCAATCAATGAACAGTTTGGTTCGGATTTTACAAAGGAAAATATAAGCGTTTCATCACTTGCGGATTTATCAACAAAACTAAAGAGCGGATATACCGATTACAGCTTTACTTATGACGGATATAATAAATATCAGCAAAGAGCCGAAAATGCTCAAAATGAAGTTTTTGAAGAAAATACACAAAGTGTAACAGATGATGTTAAAACGCCTAAAGAAGTGCTTACAGCAGAACGTCAAAGCGAAAGTCCAAAATACAATGTTAATGCAACGGTGACTTTTGAAGACGGACAGCAGGCAAATGTAAGAATTGACAGTAAACATCCTTTTGAGATAAACAGTGACAATGCGGAATTAAAATTAAGAACATCAGCCGGAAAAATAAGCTACAATGATATTTCAATTGAAAATAATTTACAAAAGCTTCTTGTGAACGAAATAGCAAGTGCAAATTTCGGTGATGCCGGGGCAAATGCCGTTTATCTTAATTTAAGCAAAAATGAGCCTAAAAATTTTAACGGTGATATTAGAACTTATGTTTCGCAGGCAAAACTAATATATGATTTGGGTGTCGCTAAACCTGATGTGCCTTTTGCTGAATTTGTAAAGAAAAATCCTGTTTTCAATTCATCAATAAAGCTTCTTGGTGACAGTGCAATTAACATTTATCGTGCAGGGCAAACAGATACTTTGAATTATGATAAGTATGTTGAAAGTTTGAGAGATAATAAAAAATCGCCTGCAAAAACCGAAAGGCACATTGAAGGTGAATACAAAAATATATCAAACAGCGACAGCACTATTGATGATGTATTTATAAAAGTTGCTAAGAAAACAAGAGTTGATATTGAGCGTCATTCAGACGGCCAAAAAGCCGGAAACGGACAGTTTATACCGTCGCTCGCTAAAATTATTATAAATGCAGACGGAAGCGGTGAGTATAATGCGCTTATTCACGAACTCGGCGAATTTGGACTTGCTTATAATGAAAAAGAATATAAAAAAATTCAAAACGCAATTCGTGATTGGTATGTTGATTTTAGGGGTGCTGAAAATTTTAATGCACTTGTTGATGCATACGTTGATACATATTCAAAAGCGGAAGGCACAAAAACAAGGGCAGAAGCATTAGATGAATTAACTAATGACGCTGTATCGGGCCTTTTTTCAACTGATGAAGGAATAGAACATTTCGCAGAATGGCTTGATGAAAATAAAACCGAGCCTGAAAAGAAAAGTATTATTGAAACAATCACTGATTTTCTTAAATCTGTTATAGAAAAAATTAAAAATGTGATTGCTACCTCTAATTTGCAAACGGCTGCAAGGAACGCTATGGAAATGGAGCAAAAAAGAGCCGACCATATCCGCAAGCAGTTTCTTGATATGCTTGATAATGCAAGTGAAAATCTTTATAACGGTACCGAAGTTGAGAAAAATACTAAAAATTCCGTGACACTCGGTAAATTTGCTGATGTTGATATTAACTCTAATGAAAAATTAGAAAAATTCGGCATAGCAAATACAGCAAATGCACTTAATGATTATGTGAGTGTTCAAAAACGAGTTATAGATACTCTTAACAATGAAAATTTCTTTAATCAAAATAACAAAAATATTGTTGTAAATGCAGATACGAATATTGTTGTTTCTATAACAAAAGGTGGCATTAAGGAAACTTTATCAACAGAAAAGCGATATTTTTCATTGCCGCGTAAAATAAAAACTGCAAAAATTGCTGTTATTGACAGCCTACCAGATATGATTAGGTATGCAGAAGTGGTTAATGAAAATGAAAAAAACTACCACTCAAAAGAGGGTAGCTCGTTTTTGGTACTTAATCATCCTGCCATAGTTGACGGCGAAAATTATAATGTGAAAATAAAAATAAAGAAAACTCCTGTTGAAAATAAGTTTTATATCCATAATATGACTTTGCAAAATAAAAGCGAGACAGTCTCACTGAACACAAAGGATAAAAAATCCAGAGGTTATATTAGTTACGACTTGTCTCGCACAGATAATATATCAAATAATGCTTCAAATGTCAATAATAATGAAACAAAATTTTCACTTGATATTGATAGCGACGGAAATAAGCTCACACAGCAGCAGGCGGAGTATTTCAAAAACTCAAAGGTTCGTGATGAAAACGGTAATTTGTTAAAAGTATACCACGGTACAACCGAAAACTTTACTGTTTTTGATAAAACAAAAGGCAGGGCAAATATGGATATTCAGGGAATGTTTTTTTGCCCTTTGGAAATCGAAGCTAAAGACTATGGCAGTAATGTTAACGCTTATTATATCAATATTACGAACCCGGCAAGCGAGCAAATGGGCTACAAGGCACTGCGCAAATTTCAAGGTCAAAATAATGCAGGTGTTAAAGCAAGGGAGTATCTTGAAAGTCTTGGATATGACGGAGTAAATAACAATAATGAAGAATATATAGTATTTAATTCAAATCAAATTAAACTTGCCGATAATCTTACACCGACTGAAAACGAAGATGTTAGATTTTCTCGTGATGTTGATATTGACGAGTTTGACGAAACAGAATATACTAATGTTAAGCTATCAAAAGCAGAGTATAATAAGCTTTATTCCGAGGCATTAACATGGGATTCGAACAAAGTGGGTCAAATATGTTATAAGTATTTTAATAATAAGCGCTATTATTATATTCTCAATGAAAATTATGATATTAAAATTTTAGGCGTATATAATAGCAATGATAAAAAAGGAGCGGAATATAAAAATGTTGACAGAAAAAGAAGAAATATTAGTGGCAGACATGAAGTATCTGAAAATACCAATGGAAACGATAGAAGCCATAATGGATTCGTTTCAAACGGAAGAACAGCGACAAATAATGCTGAACTCAATAAAGAGGAGATTCAACGAGAAGGGAACGGTAACAGAACAAGAATTGTTGAAAATGATAATAATGATAACCTGTCAGAAGAAAAATACTCAAGAAATGTAGATTATTCAGACTACTTAGAACTTAAGCGTGAAAACAAGTACCTTAAGGAAGTTCAATCAATTGATGTTTTATATGCTGTAAACGCAAAAAAAGAACCAGCTGGGAGTGTTAAATCCCCGGAGGTTTCGACACCTCCTACTGGTTCTACAATTAGTATATCCAATTTGCTTGATTATGTCAATATTATACTGCTTTAAAGTGTACTTGACTAATATTATTATAAGAAATAGCTTTGAAAAATAAAAAAGATACATTGCCGTTCAAGACTGAGCCTCGCCACGAAAGTGGTTTGCTCAGCGACAATGTATCCATATATAGTTTACTCAATAAATTGCAAAATGTCAATAATAATGAAAGGATGTAAATAATGTTAACACCGACAGAGGAAATTTTAGTGGCGGACATGAAATATCTGAAAATTTCGACGGATATAATAATGGCGACATTAGATTCGCTGGAGACGGAAGAACAACAGCAAATAATGTTGAATTCAATAAAGAGAAGATTCAACGAAAAGGGGACAGTGACGGAAGAAGAAATATTAAAAATGATAATAATGATAACCTGTCAGAAGAAAAATACTCAAGAGATGTAG